ATTCTACGGTTGGGAGCTTCGCAAACACCAATGGAACGCATTGTTGACCAGTATTCTTCACGAAAAGAATATTGAATACACACCTTCTGTATAAAAGAGGTTGACTTTGGCTTAAAAAGGCCAGACAATCGTTCTATGATTATTGTAGACATAAACCAAACGATGATTGCTAACCTGATGGTTCAGATTGGCAATCATACAAATATGGAGTTGCAAGAGGACTTGATTCGTCATATGGTCCTCAATGCGCTCCGTAGCTATAGACAGCTCTACCCAGGAGCTGGCGAACTTATCATTGCCTGTGATGATAAGAAATATTGGCGCAGACAAGTATTTCCAGCCTATAAAGCTAACCGCAAAAAGGCTCGGGAAGAATCTGAACTTGACTGGAACCAAATCTTTACTATCCTAAATAAGATCAGAGACGAGCTTAAAGCTCATTCGCCCTATAAGGTATTGTTGGTATCGGGTGCTGAGGCTGACGACGTGATTGCAACTCTATGTGCGAAGCGTGGTAAGCTGATGCAATCATCGGAACCAATTCACATCCTGTCGGGTGATAAAGATTTTGTCCAACTACAGATTTACGCTAATGTTCAACAATTTGATCCTGTTCGTAAGAAGCAGATCAAGACCACGGATCCATACAAGTACCTCCGTGAGCACATTCTTAAAGGCGATCGTGGTGATGGTATTCCCAACATCATGTCTCGCGACAACTGCATTATGGAAGGCGAACGCCAGAAGTCACTCCCTGCAAAACGGATTGAGTATCTGTCGAGCTTCGTCGATCTATCCAAAGTGCTTCCCTCAGATCAACTCAAAAATTTCAAGCGAAACGAGCAGTTGATTGACCTCCATATGATCCCTGAAGATATTACAAATGCTATTTTGCAAGAGTATGAATCCCAGCAGCCCAAAGACCTCGAGGTGTTTAGACAATACCTGCGCGATCATAAATTGAAAACATTAGAAGAAAGAATCAGTGAGTTTTAATATGAGACTTGGTATATTTCAAATCCTTGAGAAGGCGTCAGAGCAAAAGAATGCAGCCGATAAGATTGCTATCCTTCAAGCAAACGCTGGCCCTGCTCTTCATACTATATTGAAATACGCATATGATCCAAACATTGTATGGGATTTACCTGAAGGTACACCACCATACAAACCATGTCCATTTCCAGCTCAGGAGATGAGACTGTTTGCAGAAATCCGTAGATTGTATCTGTTCATCAAAGGTGGCAATCCAAACCTAACAAAGTTGCGTCGCGAAACATTGTTTATTGAATTACTCGAATCAATTCATCCAAGCGATGCGTTAGTACTAATTAGCATTAAAGACAAGAAGATCCCATACAAGGGTATCACTGCAAAGCTAGTTAAAGAAGCGTTCCCAGGTTTGATCGAGGAGCTCCCAACAAATGTTGAAAAAGCAAAATCATAAAGATAAGTATAAGGCGGACGAATATGAAAAGTCCGAGGGCGGTCACTACTATAGAAAGTTAAGAACCTCCAAGCAAAACAAAGCCAATAATGCTCTTGACCGAGCTTTGAGGCAGCGTGATTTTACTAGGTTGCGTCAAGATGATGACGAATATGATTATTATTAATTTATAAGGGAAAATGAAAATGTGGCATTCTAAATTTATGGTATGGGTTGAACAAAAACTGATTGACCTCACAAGCACAATCTACATCAAGCGTAGAGAGACTGCACCACCAGTCGAACAAGTCGCACCGACGATGGAAGCAGCTCCCGCTCCAGCGAAGACGCGCACTTATGTTAAGCGCACTGAGCCTAAGATCACTAAGGCTACAGCAATCACAAAGAAAGCAAAGCCAGCTGTTAAGAAAGCTGCTCCTAAGAAACCGGCTGCAAAAAAGCCAGTTGCAAAGAAGCCAGCTGTTAAGAAGCCAGCTACAAAAGCACGCACCACAAAGGCAAAGTAACATATGCCGATGTACACGTTTAGAGATACAAAGAACAACGAGATCTTTGATATCTTTCTAAGCCTGCGTGAGTACGATCTTTATAAAGAGGAACACCCGGAACACGAACGGTATTTTGATGCCGCTAGTGTTCCATCTTTGGTGTCGGGTGTTTCTGTGACTGGTAAGGTCGATGATGGATTCAAAGAGGTCTTGTCAAAGATCTCCGAGGCCCATCCTGGTTCCGACCTTGCTGAAAATCATGGACGTAAGTCGATCAAGCAAGCTCAAACAGAGCGAGCTGTTCGTAAGTGGAAAAGCACCACTGGAGGAATCACTTAACGCAATCAATCAGGGAGATTTAATGGCGACTAAACGATCGAATAACAATTTGCAGGTAGTATCGAATTATGACGAATATGACGCAAAGCCACAAAAAGAATCGAAGCGTGAGAACCACAACCACAACGCACTAAAGATTAAAATCGATCATTTGAAAACGTTCGATCCGTTAACTGAGAATCAACGGACATTTTATGATGCATATAAAAGAGGAGACTACTTTGTTGCACTGCACGGAGTAGCCGGAACAGGAAAAACATTTATCGCCTTATATAAAGCACTAGAGGAAGTGCTTGACAAATCGAATCCATTTAAGAAAATCATCATCGTACGGTCTGCCGTACAATCTCGTGAGATGGGCCATCTCCCTGGCGACGTCGACGAGAAGATGGAGATTTACCAACAACCATATGTGCAGATATGCGAAACACTTTTCGAAAGAAAAGATGCATATCAGAGACTATCAGAACAGGGGTACATTGAGTTTATCTCAACATCATTCATTAGAGGTATGTCGTTCGATGACGCTATCATTATCGTCGACGAAATGCAGAACCTTAACTTCGAAGAGATTGACACCGTTATGACCCGTGTTGGTTATCGCTCAAAGATCATTTGGTGTGGTGACTATCGACAAACAGACTTGAAAAAGAATACTGATAAGTCTGGCCTGTTGAAGTTTTTCGAAGTAGCTAATAGAATGAACGCATTCACTAAAATCGAGTTCACGGTTGCGGACATTGTTCGAAGCTCGTTGGTACGCGAATACATTATGGCAAAATTAGACTATGAAGACACAACAGGAAAATCTCTTTCATCGTGACGAGTTACTGGTAATCGATCTCGACTCGGTTTCGATTAACGGCAAGCGTTATTACAAAACACCAGACGGGAGCATATACCCGTCTGTCACGACCGTCACATCATCGACCAAGAAAGATTACATCGAAGCATGGAAGGCCCGTGTTGGTGAGGAAGAAGCTGCTAAGGTGTCTCGCCGCGCAGCTTCTCGTGGTACAGACCTCCACACAATATGCGAACAATACACATTAAATAATCCACACTACAAACGTGGAATGATGCCGAACATCGTCGAGATGTTCACGAAGATCAAACCAATGATTGATGAAAACGTTGGAACGATCTATGCTAATGAGATTGCACTTTTCTCACATGAGCTGAAGACTGCCGGTCGTACGGATATGTTCTGTCAGTTCCAAGGTATCAATACAATCGTCGACTTCAAGACATCTTCGAAAGTCAAAAAAGAAGAAGACATTGAAGACTACTTCATCCAAGCAACAACATATGCAATGATGCTCGAAGAGATGTATCAAGACCAGATGAAGTTGGTAATTCCTCAGCTTGCGATTATAATGACCGTAGCCGATCATGGTGCGCCTGGCTTACTTTTTGTAAAGCCAACATATCCGTATCGTGCAAAAGTTCGCAAACTATTCCAGGAATACCATGATACGCATCCTCTTCCTAACATTGCTGATGTGCTTGCCGCTCAGCAGCCAGTCGGCTGAAACCAAACCACGCAAGTATCCGCTTGTCTGTGCAGATACGCAGAAAGTGATCGACCAACTTATCCGCACAGGTCAAGAGGTGTTGATCGCTGCTGACACATATTTTCAAAATGGCGACCTTCTAACAGTGTGGGCAAGCCGTACCCGCTATACAATCATACTCAGCAACGCAGATACAAGTTGTTTGTTGGTCACTGGTCCAGTTG